AAAATTGATAAGGACGTAATATTATTTCACTGCAAGGATTACAGCCAAAGTCATAGTTAGGATCTCGCCTACCATACTTTGATGCTTGGTCTTTTGCTGATAGCCTATTGAATATACCACGTTCACCAGACTTTGATTCCACGAGAGATGTCCACTCACGTAAGAATGTTTCACCGTCTGGTTTATCTGTGTAGACAACAGAGTTGTTTGACAGAGCCATCTGTGGTGCTGTCTCCCACCATTTACCAGACTTGGCATGTCTCATGCGTTGGTCTGAAAGGTTAGACAAGCTAATCATAGCAGAACGTCTAACACCACCAGAGACTACAACTTCTCCCACCTTACACATAAGATTGTGACAATCATAACTAGACAGCTTCTTGCCTTCATTCTGTCTAAACAGGGCAACAGTAAAGTTAAATAAATCTACGAGTGGAGCAGGACCACTGGCTCTACCACCGAACACTTTTAGTCTAGCACCTGCAGGTCTTACATTTGACATATCCCACATAGGAACTTCGCCCATATACAGATGACCTATAAGCTTACGTAAGGCTCTTGCCCATCCTTCTTTGCTGTCTTGTACTTTTATTACAGTGTCAACATGATCTAAGCCTTGTGGTATCTCTGGTAACTGACTTACGTATTGTCTTTCTACAGAGAAGCCAACACCAGTGCCACACAAAAGAATGTACATAGCTTCATCAAAAGCTTTTGGATCATCAACAGGAAGATAACTACAGTTGTATCCTGCTGTATTGTCTCTTTCAAGAGCAGGTCCTGCTGTCATCAAGGCTCTCATAGAGGGCATAACTTCTAAGTTAGTTATAGCATCAATGATCTGTTGCTTCGGTAGATGTCCTTTGACTTTCTCAGTTATATAATCTACATATCTGTGAACAGTTTCTTCCCATGTTTCCCTACGTCCTTTTTCATCTATCCATCTAGCATACCTAGAAATTGCAATAAACTTTTGATAATCTTCCATAATTAATTCTCCATTATAATTTTAATATTTTTTATTTTAAGTCCATCAATATCATGTATAAACTCTTCTACAGCTTCTTGTATTTCCTCGCTAGGATCTCCATCAGCAGGTACAGGATAGTCTTCTTTATCCAAATCCAATGTCAAAAATATTTTAACAACCATCGCTCAACTCTATACCTAAAGAAGTGAATAAATCTGGGGATGACTTGTCCCCCTTTTTTACTTCTATTAATTTATTGAGATACCACTGTGCCTTCTCTAAATCCTGCACACCATTCTTGTATCGGTATCTCCAAAGATACTTCATTATATTTCCTTGCAGATAATACTCAAAGCCTTCTCCAGTAGCTGACATTATTGCATCTATACATTCTACACCATACTTGTTGTAATGTGGTGGGCTGTTGACCATATCTTTATCCTTACAATTATTAATTTCCCATTTTGCCATATTATGCACTCCCATCTGTTTTTTTGTTAAAGTGAAGTTTTATTATATTACCATCTCTATTAAGTATACTACCATTTTTTTTTGGTGGGTCAAGATCTTTTTGTGCTATTTCCCAAAGTTTATCTCTGGCTTCTTCATCTTCTTCTATAAGAACAGGAGTTGCCATTATCATTCGTACAAAATTCATAAGAGAAAAATAATCGACATCGCTTAGAGGGCTAGAGTCAAACGCATCAATAGTTAGATGCAGATTTCCTGTCCATTTATCTTTGTCTATCTCTGGTGATATACGGATACTAATCTCTTCATCTCTATATCCTAAAAAATTTAGTGGTTCTCTGGTCATATTTTTTTATTCCTAAATTGTATGAGAGTTGGATGCGTCTTTATTCCTTTTTTACTTAGCCACTTATTTGGTATAACTCTGTTGCAATAAAGAAAGTCATTCTTCTCACACCATTTACCGTAAGAGGTTTTAGATCCTTTTCTCAGTTTGTTGTTTTCATTTTCAAAAACAAATCTAATGTCTAATTTAGGATGTTGTTTCTTTATTAAAAGATGCTTCCGTCTATCAGCTACAGTAAATCTGCCCTTAGTCTCTATTATAATACCGTTTGGCAATACAAAGTCTGGTGTGTACATACGATAAGCTAGGTCTTCCCATTCTATCTTCATACCCTCGTATATAAATGGAATGGAGAGTTCTTTCAACTCATCTGCGATCTTTACTTCAAGACCACTACGAAAACCTAGCCTACGTGCTAGATTATATTTTTTACTTCCGTACACTTACCACCAAACAGATGTAGATCTAACAGACGGAAAGGCTTTCAGCCCAAGAGCTTTTAGCTCATCATTAAGAGCTTCGTCTGCAGACTTTCTAGCATCCATTGCTATCTTCAAACCTTCGTACTTTCTCTCACGATAAGCTTTCTTCATCTCCATAAGTTGCTTTTCCATTTCACTAATTTCACTAGCCATTTCATCTAGTGTGGTGTTAGATTTATCATTCATGCTACATTCTCCTTTCCTATACTAACATATGAAACAATTTTAGGCTCTTTAGCTTTAGACAACAAGGAAGGTAGCTCCTTTAAATTCTCCCAACATGAATTTTTATATCGACAGAAAGAACAATTTATATTTAATATCCTATTGCCTGTAGCCTTACCTCTGAAGGTTTCTTCTACAGATTCGAAACATCTTTTAAAGACATTACTTTTTACTACATTGACGTTGGCTTCTAGCTTTTTAACTTCTTCATCTACGTCAATGCTACTTGCAGGTACGTACTTGAACTGACCATTGGCTTTGTTAACAACCCACCAACCACCTGCTTTTTTACCAGAAGCTTTAGCATAACCTGCCAACTGTCCCACGTAACCAAAAGGATCTTCTTTGGCAAGAGTATCGTATGATTCAAACTTATTTCGATACGACCAATCTGAAGCAGACTTAATATCGTCTACAGCATCATTCAATACTAAATCATACGTACCACTAACCTTCGTATCAGCAACGTCTAATGAAACTTTGTCTGAGTTTTGGAAATCAATCTTAGCTTCTTTCATCAATCCCTTGAATACAGCTTCAACTATATCCCCAAGCATCATGTTCATTACGAATGTTGTAGGCAGAGGATCAGCTTTCTCTGGACTATTCTTTTCAAACCAGAGTTGGCAAGAAGGTCTGCCTACATTTGACATGCGTAGTTGAAACTTTCTACGCTTTGTCTTTTTACCAAACTGACGTTTCAATGCTTCTCCTATGTCTTTCTTAATACTTGTTATGGTACTAGCAGACATAGAGGTCTTTCCATTGATAGCATCTTCCAAGTATTGATGCAATGCCATTTCAGAGGGATGCTTCATTCGAATGGTATCTCCTCTGTTTCGATAATCTCGTCAACGACACTAACATCCATGTCCTCTTTCTTACGAGAGTTTTCGTCCCAAGCACCGATGATGTAGTCGTTATAATTATCAACCCATTGCATAAAATCTGCAAAGGTTTGTTGGTCTTCGTCCGACAGTTTTATTGTGTCTGTCAAATTGACAGCAACCGATGGAAGATAGAAGCTGTTACCATTAGGTAACTTTTTCTGCTCCGTAGCTACTTCAAACATATGCTGTGGTGGTAGCCTTTTCATTTTGGACAGCTTCACAAAACAATTACCAAGAGTTTTGAAAGCATCTCTGTTTTCTACTTCCCATATGAAAGGTGTAGTGCCTAACTCAGCCGATACACCATTAGTGTCTACAGCATCTTTCAAATCAATAGTACCAAAGATAACACGTACTCTCTTGATTTGCTTAATCAAATCCTGCGTTGATTGGTCAAGAGCCTTGAAGTCTTGAATGAACCCTGCAGGTTTACCACAGTTGAACCCACCATCATTATCCTTGAGATCAACATTAAGATTGTCATTCATAACTGTCTTAATATATTTGTTTGGTGTGTCCCCAGAACCCATTACAAATCGCTTATACATATACCTCTGCATAAACGGACGAACACTCGCTGTGGTGGAATATAATGTTTCACCATCTGGTATCTCTAGTTTGTATGTACCACCCTCTACAACTTCAACATTAACAGACTTTCCGTTGATCTCTGATTGACCCATTAAGGGCGAGTGATTAATTCGTAGTCGAGCAAGTGTACTAGACTTCTTCTTTGTATCGTTTTCTGAAACCATGCCCATAGCTTTTGCCATAACTGCGTAGTTATCTGTATCTATTGTTGTAATGTTTGCACTCATATATTTATCTCCTATTAATTAAAGAACTATAGTTATATCACATGACATCTTTAGTGTCAAGCCAATTATTTCCTATTTTTGATTCTAATAACAAGGGTACATTAAAGTCTATGTTGAAATGGTTATCAACAATATTTTTTAAGTTCTTGTTAATATCTTTCATCACCTTTAAAACTTGGTCTTGCTCGTCTGGGTGAATATCTATCACGATAGAGTCATGCACAGAATTTACAATACAGCTTTGCATTTTTTGCAATGCTTCCTCTATTCGTATTAGAACCAAAGGAACGATGTCGGCAGTAGCAAAACTCTGTACAGGATAGTTCTTAATCTGTGTCCCATACGTAACTTTACCATTACCCTTTCTCTCAACATCTGGAAAAGAAAACTCTCTGCCAGATGGTGTTTTTATCCTCAAAGTATCTATAGCTTCTTGGGCAAGATTACTGTGCCAGTTAGCTATACCGTCATACTTCTTGGTAAACTGCTCGTAGTATTCAGCTTCAGCTTTTGTCCTTCCATAACCAGTAGCACCGTAGAGAGGTGCAAAGGTATGTGCTTTAGCTTCTTGTCTTGTTGTAGGCTGTCCTGCTTCCGATATAACCTTTGCTGTGTAAGCATGAACATCTACACCATTACATATCTCACGAATAGCTGTTTTATCCTGCGACAAAAAAGCTGCAACTCTAAACTCTAGCTGTGCAAAGTCAGCTTCAAGTATCTTTCCTTCGTTCCAACGAGATATGAAAACCTTCTTCACAGGAAACGTACCACCTCTGGGCATGTTCTGCATATTAGGGTCTGCACCACTGAACCGTCCTGTAGAGGTACGGTGCTGTAATAATCTAACGTGTAGCTTACCATCTCTCTTAACATGGTCTGCAATGCCCTCTACAAAGCTAGAGAGATATGTTTCTACTGCCGACAACCTACGTATCTTCTTTAAGAAACTCTGTGCTGTAGTATCACCCTCTCGTCTAGCCATGTTCTCAAGTATCTCTACGTTTGATTTGTTTATCGTGAAACCACTGTGACTAACCCAACGTGAGTTAGGTGGCTGTCGCTTTAGACCAGCTACTTCGTTGGCTACATTCTTATAAATAAACCCAAGATTATTACACGTAGAACATTTTGTTGGTCTGGCATATGGCTTACCATCTTTTCGCATCTTTTGTATTACACCTTTACCATCACAAGCTTCACACTTAAATGCTTTCTTCTTATATATAGTCTCGGCTTTTTCCAGAACTTTGCTTTTGAAACCATTGTAGTCCATCTTATAATCAAAACAGCTAGACCAATCATTCTTATCTTTTGGCTTACGGCTGTATATCACCCACGATAGTTGCTCTGGGCTGTTTAGATTGATAGGAACATCGCCCATAAGTTCTCTAACTTGTACATTTAAATCCTGTACAAGCTGTCTCTTTTCTTTTTCAAACTCTTGTTTAACTTCTTCTAATCCTACATAGTCAACAGCAAAACCGTTCCTATATATCTTACACAAGCAAACAGCAACCATATTTGTAAGGCTAACTGTATTCATCAACCCACTGTCTTTACCATATAGTCTACCAAATATATTATCTGATAATTCATCTGTGGCACGTAAGTCTGCCACTAGATATTCCGATAACTCGGCATGAGGTATGTCACGAACAGAGAACCCTTTTTTGAAATATTCTTTTAATGTATCTTGCTTCTTTGTTTCTAGTCCATACCTCTCTGCACACATCTCAAGTGATGACGGTTTCTTTTGACCTCGCTGTAAAACATAGTCCCCCAACATTGTGTCAAAAACAATACCGTCATACTTGAAACCAGACTCCCACAACCAGAGGAGATCGTGAGATACGTTGTGGCATACAAGAACTGTAGCCTTATCAAGCATATCTTGAACAATCTTTTGCCCATCTGGTGTGGGTTCTGTTTCACTGTGGTCAAACGTAATTACCTGCTCACCAAGCTCACTCTTCATTCCAATCATGACAAGGGAGTTATTGGTTTCAAAAGGATCTAAGTGTAGCCTATCGTTCCGTTTGGTTACAGTATTCTCTACATCAAGCACTAATTTCATAATCTATTCCTTTGATTATTTTTCGAATCTTATTAACGCTTACTCTAAACCATTCTCCATTTCTGTCAAGAGAAATCTCACTTATTACGTCATGTGCTATCTCTTCAGCCACTTTTCTGTTTAGAAAATACTTGCTGTATTCTAATCTATAATCTCTGTGAGGACTAGATGTTTGATAACTTCCACATCTATCCTGAGAATCAACAGCCATGCCAACCTTATACCAACCTTCCCACGCAGGGTTAGATATAATATACACATACCCATCTTTCTGTTTATTGTATTGCCGTAATGTGTTCTTAGATATTTCTAAGGCTGTCTCTTTTAGTTCTTCTTTTCTTTTGATGTCTTTAACATCTAAGTTTCCAAAGAGAAATGATAGTAATTGTGTAATCATGCTGTGTCCTTTCTTATATAGTTGCTTACAAAATGTTTAATATCTTTGTGCTTATACCATGTATTTTTATTTAAAACTCTCCAGTTATTATCTATCAAGGATACAACAAATTTTTTATCTAATAAAACAAGACCATCTCTATAACTTTCTATTTGTAAATCTTCATGTATCAAAGATATCAATTTTTCTATTCTTTGAATATCTCTCTTGTAAGGATTATTATAATAGGCTCTATAATAATTCTCTTCCTCACATTGATCTGATTTAAATTTAGATATTGTAAGTTTAGACTCTAAGTTGGGCAAGTCTTTTTTAGTAAATTTATATATACCTAAATTCATCATGCTGTGTACCTCGCTGTTTTGTAATCTAAATCACAAACAATGCGACCATGCCAACCAGACAATTTATTCTTTACAACATTGATGTGACGTAACGTGCTTTCTTCACCACCATCGTCATCCCCACCTTTCTTATTTACAGGTGCATCTTTTGCTATCAAAATCATCAAATCGGCTTCTGCTGCCTTACCTGTTCTACTGCCTTCCATCATGGCTTGGTTAAGTACAACCTTACCTTCTGCTTCGGCAGATAACTGTGACATATAAAATATGGCACACTTATGCTGTTTCGCTATCATACGAGCATGAACTGCATTAGCTTTCAATGCTTCATCCGTCCTAGCAAACCCTGCTGTCTTAGCAAACTTGTCACCCATATCAAGAACAACAACGTCTGGCTGATAAGACTTGCATACACTCTCAACCCAAGACATATCTTTGCCAGTAGCGTCACGTAGCTTGACATTTTTTTGTATTGGTGCATATAACTCTTTTGCTTTACTAGGGTTCTCTTTTATCTGGTACTTGTCCATACCAGTAGCTGAAGTGAGGTAGCGTAGACCCACACGGTGACTGCCCTCTTCATTGCAAAGCACGACACACTTAGCACCCTGCCTTGCGAAACCATTTACTCCTGCAATCAAACTCGCATGAAAAGACGTTTTACCTGTGTTAGGTCTAGCACCCACTTCGATAAGGTGTCCATCATTGACACCCTCAACGACCCTAGTAAGGGACGATATATTGAAAGACCATCTGGCTTCCATGTCGTTCTTCTGTAGCAAAGTGTCTACATCCATGTCATCCCACTCTATGTTAAGGTTGGGAGTGAAGTCATCGCCATAACTCTCAAGTATATTACGCAAAGGCTCAAGGCTTGTCTGCGAACCATTTACATAATCAAAACCAAGATTGGCAATATCTTCGCCCACAACTTGTTGGAATAACTTTGATAAGACTTCCTGTGCTACATCATTACCCAACGGATCTTCTTTCTTAATCCTCTTGAATAAATCTCCGTATGCACCTTTCTGTGCAGTTGTTAAGGTAGGATTGTTAGCCATGAACAACGCTTCAATCTCATCTGGTGTGACGGTTCTCTCGTAGTTGTACATCGCTTTGTCGATAGATGTCTTAATCTTTCGAACATCTTTACTGAATAATCTATCTGGGCATCTAGCACCTCTATGCTCTTCATAAAAGGCTCTGTCCATCAAACTTCTAACTAAACTTAATTCCATGCTGTGTCTCCCATTCTTTTTAAATTGTGTATGTCTATCTCTCTACTGTACTTTAGATCATCTGTCAAGCGTAATATCTTTACGTTGTCAACATGACCTCTTAACTCTTTACTAAAGGCTACAGTTTTCGGCAATGCGTCTGGGTCTAGTGCCACGATAACAGTTGAGAACTGCGATAAATACTTTTTATGTGTTTCAGAAAGAGATGTACCCAACACAGCAACACCCACAAATTCATCTCCACCGACCACGCAAGCACTCACGCAATCCTCAACTACAACTGCCCTTTTCCCTAACCCATGAGAAAAAGGCAATCCACTTGTACCATACTTTTTCCACTTTGGCAAGCTATTTCTTAACGATCTGCCAATAGCATCAACTGTAATGCCATTATGCACAATAGGAAAGACAGCACGATTATCTTTTACATCATAATGTAATTCCCATTCGTCAATACCGAACCTCGATGTGAACCTAGTAATCTCACGCTGTCCATTGTACGGCACAACATACTCTGGCATTACAAAGTCAGCATTGTCCAACTCTTTTACAGCATAACCCAAAGACTTCTTAATGTCTTCCGATGTCAACTGGACACGAACACCACCAGATACGGAACAAGATGCCTTGTAACAATTCCATACAAGACTACCCATATTGTTAGTAGCAGTAAAAGTTTTATAGCCATCACAATTAGGACAATTCATACGCTTAGTTTCTCCATCACGTAACTCTAACTGTAACACTAAACTGTATATATCATTTATCATATTATATCACTTTCAATGTCTGCACTTAAAGTGCTTTTAACATGATTCGTTCTTTTTGTCAATGCATTGTTTGCACTTGTGAACGTATTTTTAATGTAAGGCTGTACCGAACTTATGTTTGTGTGTCCTGTAACTGACATAATCTGGCTAATATCTACACCTGCATCAACCATCTGTGTAACTCCAGTTCTTCGTAAGTCCATAAGTCGCAGTTCGTCAGACAGCCCTATCTTCCTCATGACACGCCTTGCCAACATTCCTATCTCATACTTCCCATAAGGTACATACACGCCCTGTACAGGCTTTATTTTGGGACATATATAGGGTTGGAAGCCGAACTCTTCCTTTTGTTGCTTCAACATGGTGTTCAAGTCTTCAGAGATAGGTAAAAACACTTGCGACCTACGTTTGGATTGCTCTAAAAACAACTCCGACCTCTCCAAAAATACATTTTCCCATTTTAACTCTCGCATATCGCCAATACGCTGACACCACTCGTATGCCATCTGTACTATTAGTCCAATACTACGATATTTGAAGTCACTATAACAGAAGTCAAGCATTTTTATAACTTCTTCATCTGTCCAGACCACCTTTCTCTTCTTTGGCAGACGTTTTTTTACAGATTTGTAAGGATTAAACGTGGTGTACTCCATATGCACAGCATAATTAAACACAACCGATGCACAAGAGCAAACATGATTCGCCAAAGTTACCCCTCGCTTTACCCAACCCTCGTATGCATTTTTTGCATCCCTAGTTGTAACCGACATAAACTTTTTTGATCCTGATGTCCGTCGCAAAATCTCTAAAAAATATTTATAGTCTACTTTAGAACTATCTCTTAACATACTGAAATCATTAGATAAATAGTAGCTGTCTATTAAATCTGACAATGTACTTGCCCTCTTAATATTTCTAATTTTCTCTTGACTCGACCTATAGTCATTTATTTTTTCATTAAACTGATTCGCAGCAACCCTCACTACACGCAGATCTGTACCCAGTTCTTTACGTTTTACCACTCCCTCGTCAACTAAAGTTTGTGGTGGGTTAAATCGGTAATGTGTCTTACCATCTGCCAGTTTACGTTTCTGTACATACCTCATAAACTACCCTACCTTTCCCATCTGTAAAATATATGTCTATCAATTCTTGTTGTTTTGGTTTTAGTTTTTGCCCACGATGGACGAACATAGGTTGCATGGTAGTGGGTTGCTCCCTCAGTTACATCCAGAACTATCTTCCCAGACAGAACTATTCGTGCATAATCTTGTGCTAAAAACCAAGATTTACTGTCATACTCTGGTTCATCTTTCTTACCATCGCAGTACCAACTAAAGCTACACTTAAAAAGTATAGGTTTTTTTGTTCCCTTGTGGGTAATAGCTTGCTTTACTACTTCACAAACTGTGTCTGGAAAACGGCTGTCTGCCACCCTATTCATCACAACCTGCCCTACAGCTATTTGCCCTAGCATAGATTGATTATTAGCTTCGTGGTAGATGTTTAATGCCATACACATAAATGCTGTTTCTAATATCATCCTATAATTCCTTGTACTACTACGTTAAGTGCTAGTGTTGCCACTACTCCACATATCATTAATAAAAATAATGCGTGTCCCTCATTCATCACAAAAATTCCTCCAAAATTTACAGTTGTTATCGCCCTTGCATACACGTTCATGCTTGGCATTTTCCCAACACTCTGACTGCCAAGGTGAAAAGTATTTAGTTGTAAACCTATCCACCCAATCTTGTCCGTCTACTGCCCACAGTCCCAGTATAGGCAAGGGTATGAGTAGCATGAACACTACAAAAAATGCCATGCCAAAGCCTTTGTTATGATATGGTTTGTTACCCATACTGCACCACCTGTCCTGTGTTCCACTTGTCTGCTTCCTTCTGTGCATCTTCGTGGGTGTCGAACAGTTTAACTGGACTCTTGTCATCCCACATAGCACCACACCCTTGCTTGACGTATTCTAGTCCCTCTGTTTCAAAGGGTTCAAATACTACTGCATATTGTACAAGTTTAATCATTTAAATTATCCTCTTTAAATACTAAATCGCCATAATGACATTTCTTTTTGTACTCAAACCCATAGTCATGCTTAATTGCATATAGTAAATTTTCAAGTTCACATATGTGTTCATATGTAATAGGACATTTCTCCGATGTTGTTCTATCTATATCGGCTAACACATTGGCAAACTTTAGATACTTTGCCCTTAATTTTTCATCATCCCACTCTTCCTCAGATCGGATGAGCATCCGCCT